CTGAGTAGGCTGACATACCTAACCTATGGGTATGCCCACAAACCACGCTCTTTCCTGCCTTTTTGGCAAGATTTAGGGCAGTCTGACCAGCGTTAGGATTCATGTTGCCTTCATCGCCATGAGCCAAAATCCAACCCTTTTCAAATTCGTAGAATGTCTTATGAAAGGTAATGCCCATAGAATCAAAATCCATGAACTTGGCATACTGCAACTCGGGAAGGCTAATCATTCCCGGGACTTTTAATAGAGTGTTATAAAGGCGATCAGTATGATTACTGCGGATAATATGAGCTTCTCTGCTGTGCTCTGTGATAGCCCAAAGGATTTCTTGAGTAGCTGTGCGGTCATCATCCAAAGTTTGTTGATAAGCCAAAGGTGTTTTCTCAGCCCATCGACTAATGGTTTGGAAATCAATTTCATCACCGACGCATAATACACTGTCAAATCTTTCACGCCTAGCCAACTTAATGACATTCTTGACAGCTGTTTCATGATGGTAGGGAATTTGCAAATCACTTATTACTAAGTATCGCTTAATCGTCATCCTCATCGTCAGTTGGATCTATAGAAGGAATAATCCCGCCATCGCCTACGATCCAATTTGGAAAGGTTTTTTGTTCAGTCATAAGCCAGAATGCATGTTCAGGCGTAAATCCTGCTTTTCTAGCTGCTTTGTAGCATTCGTGTAGAGCCATGTAATGTTGATCGATCTTTGTTAATGGCTCAGGAGTTTGGCGAACGACTCGACGATTTATCTTTTTGCGTTTGACAGGTTTTCGTGTGTTCGCCATGGCAAAAATTATCGCTTACTGATTAAGACAAACAGATCATCGACACGCTGTTCAAGTCTTGTAATTTGATCTTTCATGCTTGTGCCTGAATTCGGCTTTAGTTCTGCTAAATAGGATTTAATAACCCAACGCAGACCCATAAACAAACTGGCAGTTACGGCGCATACGCCAGAAGCGATAGCGACCCAATCGTTTGCCGTCATTTCGCATTGATTCCGTAATCAGCTTCTTTGCCGGACTTTGGATCAAGTGCTTTAGCAATAGGTGCTACAACCGCTCCAAGCAATGTTGCATAAGCTGGATGGATGTCAGCAACAATAGCAAGTGCCACAGTAATACCGGAAGCAGCCACAGCTCTCAAATATGACTTAATTGCTGCCTTGTGTTTGTTTGATAGTTTCATGCCTTGCCTCCTAGTAGTGGGATATGAAAAAAACTTGAATTATTATCTTGATCTTTTTTGAAACTTATATGAATGTGATAGTTGTGAGGATTAAAGCCTTTGTATTTGCGCCAACGCCATCCAAGCACCGGACTAGCAATTTTGCCTAAATGGATGACATAAGATATGCGTCCATGGGTTTTCCCATATTGTCGAATCTGATCTGCCAAATATGCTGAATCCCCTCGGTTGTCAGATAGGCGAGCGTCAATGTCAATTGCTCTAACAACAAATTTGGCTTTTGGGTCGGGTATGTGATCAGACTTACCTGCCTGTTGATGACGCAAATCAGCGATCCAACCATCAGATTTCCGGCTGCGATCTGAGTAAGTATCATCAATTTGCTCACGCAACTGAACCGCTGCTTTAGACAACCAAGGTTTCATTACAAACCTAGAGCGGTTAAATCCTCAACAGTTAAACCAAGTGCTGCGAGTTTAGCCTGTGCTGTTTCTTTGGCTGCCGCTTTAGCAGCATCTTGCTCTGCCTTAAAAGCATCATATTGAGCAAATCCTGCTTCAAATTCTGCTTTAGTTATTGGCTCACATTCCAAAAACTCAATGTTTTCATAATCGTTGCCAGTAACAATCCAGCCACCATTTGGAATCAACATTTGCAAAACTTCTCCTGCTTTAGCCATTATGCACCTATTTCCATTAATGTTATTGTTGAAGTTGAATTTGTACCAACCGCACCATCGACTTGTAAATAAACTGTACCTGATCCAGCAGCCCTCGCAAATTGGGTTTTATATGTTGTTGCTGAAGTTGTAGCGGGTGAATCTAAATAATTTGTGCCTGTGCCTCCAACATAATTAGCAACCGATCCACCAGTATATGCTGCACTTGCTTCAAACTGATAAAGTTCAGTTGCCCCTCTCATTAATCTTAATTTAATTGAAGCATCGCTTGTACTTTTTGCAAGACCGGTTTGTGTTACTAAAACTAACACTTTTGAAGTTGCAGATGATGGAGTGATTGTCGCTGTCAAACCAGAATCTCCATAGGTAGTTGTTGTACCTGCCACCTCAGTATCGTATGTTGCATTAACTACCTGTAATACTTTACCGCCACCACCGGCAGGAGTTGCCCATTTAATTTTGCCATCAACAGTTGTATCGACTGTTAAGACTTGACCAGTTGTTCCAACTGATAATTTTTGCAGAGTATCGGCAGAATCTCCAACTAATAAATCGCCCTCAGCATCAACAACTGTATTTTGAGTATCTGAAACATATTTTAATCCAGTTGCTTCACCACTTGCTGCAACCAATCTTTGATTATCAGTACCAACCGCAAGGCGTGCTGGAGTGTCAGCAGCAGATGCTGCAACAATATCTCCTTTAGCATCAACAATCGCATTTTGAATTGCATTAGCATCATCTGATGTCACCCATGTAAAATCCATGTCGGTATTTGTTGCTTTGCTTAATACTTGACCAGTTGTTCCACCTTTAAGATCAACCAAAGATGTATCAATGGCTGAACCAAGTGTGCGGATAGCAGCTGCGCCATCCTTGACCAAATCGGTATCGTCTGGTGTTTCCCAATTAAAATTCGTTGTGTTTGCCATATTAGGCTACTGCTCCAATCGCATTTTCCCATGTAAGTGTACCACTTAGAGTGTTCCAAGCCTCTGAGGCCGATACTTGTTCCCATTTAATTGCAACTTGGGAGAATTCGATCGGGCTCAGATTTATGGTTAAAAATAATTCGTTGAACCTAGTGCTCCAACGCCAGCCTTCCACATAGCCTTCAAACTGTTGAGTTGGGGCTATCTGAACCGGCAAGTCTGTAATTCGCATTGGCTGACCAATAAAGATTCCAAGCAAGGCATCTCGGTCTGCATCATCAATGGCTGAATTAGTTAATGGGAATGTAATGCTGTCAAATAAGGCTCTTGGATAGGATCTAAGGGAAATAAAGCGATCAGCCACAGCTTGAGCATCAATAGCATCATGCAAGACTGTATTGATAGTTTCGCCTCTGTAACCAAAAGTTGCAATGCTGTCTAAATCTATGGTGCTGACCTGTGAACCAAAGTTGTTGCCGTAATTAAGGATTATGTCGTTGCGAACATCTGCACCTCTAGTCAAAACCTTTAATCCTGCACCAAAGGCTGTGTTTGCTGATATCTCTGTATAACCATTGTTGGCAAGGTAATTCTGTCTATGTAAGGCATCTGCATAGCCAATTCGACCTTCATTATCCTCATACAAAACACCGAATGCGCTATCAGCAATAAGGCTTGCAATGTTGTAAACAGTATCTGGGTTAGCCCCTCGATTTGTAATTTCATAAACGCCCGGTCGATCGATCTCGCCAAGTCCTAAATTCTCAGCATTTGCCCAAGTAGTTGTTGGATCATAACCTGACCAAGTTTCTGATGCTGGCACTTCATTCCAATTGTTTAAGAATAGATCAGAAAGCAATTCATACATTTGATCGCCGTCATCATCCCTAGCCAATGTGCCGTCATAAATAACCTTCGGCAATTTAGCCAATGAACCTAAAGCAATGATTGTGTAACTAAAGGTTTCTGCAATGCTGCTTGCTGATGCAACTTCGGTCGTAATGTCGGTAATGTTGCCACCAAATAAAGTCTTAAAAGCATTTGTGCTATCTTTTACTTGTAAGGCTATTCCATCATTAATTTGCAAATTGTAATTTTCATTGTTCAAAGCCACCAATGTAATTTGAATATATGATGGGGTTGGTTGAGCGTAGATATCCTCACGACCTGCCTGATGGGCAATATCAGAAATGGCAACATCGGTGTATTCCACACCATTGATGCTTAGCTTATATTCAGGCGTAAAGACTGACATTATCTCGCTCTAGTGATGCCGCTGTTATACAACTGTGGAACTGATCTGGATGAACTTTGATTAATTACTTTGGCAACGGCTCTTGCAGCACCCTCAGAATCTACGGCTTGAACTGTAATGTTATTGACAGTAGTGCCAGCCCTTGCAGCACCTGATGCTAATTGAGCAGCTGTGGCAGTTTGAGCAGCAGCGGTTGCGCCTGTGGATGCAGCAGTTGATACACCTGAACTTCCACCTACCGGACTAATGTTTGGCAAAACTGGAATTGCATTGTAGGCACTAATCAACCTATTGATTCCTGAAATAGCATTATCAACAGCTGTTTGAATTGCAGATATAA